CCAGGCCACCCCCACCACACACAACGCGGCGCAGCTGCGCCTGCTGGACGTGATCCGCGCGCTGGCCGGGCATGAGGTATTCGGGCGCCGGCTGACGGACCTGGCGGCGGACGTCGGCACTGCCGAGCCGATGCTTCTGCGCGACCTGCAGGCGCTGGCCAGCAAGGGCTGGGCAGTGCAGGACGCTTCGAAGCTCTGGCGGCTCGGCCCCGAGCCGGTGCAGATCGCGGTGGATCGCGGTGCAGTTCTCCGTCGGCCTGCGCGCGGCGCAGGCGAAGGTTTCCGAGGTCGAGCAGCGCTATACGCGCCTGCCCGGCTGATTTTTCCACCTACCGAAAGACACGATCATGACCACGAAAGCAAGGGGGGGCGAACTGGTGCCCATTGGCGTCGAGGCGCTTGAACTGCAGGCGGCCGACGAGCAGGAGACGACACGCATTCTGGCGCGCTACGGCTACGCCGATACGACGCTCGACCAGCTGGTGCTGGACGTCCGTCAACGGGTGCAGCGCAGCACGGCGGACATGCTGGAGATCGGGCGGGCGATGTGCTGCCTGCGGGAACTTCCGCGCGGCCGCTACGGCGCGGCAATTGCGGCCATCGGCCTGTCGGCGGATACGGCGCGGCGGCTGGCGACGGTGGCGATGAAGTTCCTCGGCAAGGAGACGCTGCGCCCGCTGCTGGATTTCGACCAGTCCAAGGTCTATGAGCTGGCGCTGCTCGACGATGCGGAGCTGGACGAAATGGCCACTGACCAGGAACGGCTCGACCAGGTCGAGCGGATGAGCGTCAGCGAGCTGCGCATCGCGCTGCGCGCGGCGCGCCACGACAACGAGGCGAAGGACGCACGGCTGAAGGACGTGCATCAGGAGAATGCGGCGCTGCGCGACGAGCGGGCGAGCCGCACGAAGTACACGCCCGACCAGGCGAAAGCCGACGAGCAGAAGCGCCTGGCAGCGCGCTCGCGGGCGCTGCACGATGCCGCGCTGCAGGCCATCGCGCAGTTCAATCATTTCGGCGCGGTGCTGGCCGACGTGCTCGAAGGCGCCGACGAGGCCGAGCGCGAACACGCCCTGGGCTCGGCGCGCTGGCTGGCGCAGCAGCTCGCCGGACTGTACCTGGCGCACGGCATCGACGTCGACTTCCAGGAAGTGATCTCGCCGAGCTGGACGCGGCAGCCGATGGCGACGGCCGGGGAGGAGTGATGGTCATGCCGCCCTCTTCTGCCCAGCTGCCGATCGTGGTGGCGTTGGCCGCCGAACTGCCGCAGCTGCCGCACGGCGCGAGTACGCCGCGGGTGCAGTCGGCCGCGCGCGCCATGGGGATATCGGTGCAAACCTGCTGGCGCTGGGTGCGCGATGCGGGATTTGTCTCGGGCCGCAAGAAGCGCGCCGACGCCGGCACGCTGAAGGCGCTGACCGCCGACCAGGTGCGGCAGATGGCGGCGATCAAGCTGGCCGGCGCGCGCGAGACGGGCAAGGTGCTGCCGACGCTGGAAATGGTGCGCCGGATCGCCAACGCCAACGCGGCGCCGGACGCCGACACCGGCGAGGTGCCGCACACGACGGCGCATATCAGCACCATCGCGCGGGCCATGCGCACGCTGGGCTGCCATAGCGACCAGCTGATGCGGCAAAGCCCGGCGCAGCCTCTGAAGTCAAAGCACCCCAACCACGTCTGGCAGGTGGACGTGTCGACCTGCGTGCTGTTCTACCTCTCGAACGGCGGCATCGAGATCTGCGACGAGGCGGCATTCAACAAGAACAAGCCGCATAACTTCGAGCGCGTCCTGGAACTGCGCGTGCAGCGCTACCTGGTGGTGGACCACTGCACCGGCCCCTTTTACCTGCAGTACCTGGAAGGGCACGAGACGGCGCGCAACCTGCTGGACTTTCTGATCCCGGCCTTTCACCAGCGCGCTGGACGGCCGTTCTACGGCGTGCCGAAGATCCTGGTGGCGGACCCCGGCAGCGCGCAGGCCTCGGGCGTGTTCCGTTCGATGGCCCGCGCGCTGGATATCCAGGTGATCGTGCATGAGGCGGGAAACCCGCGCGCCAAGGGGGCTGTCGAGTCGCTGCATAACCACATCGAACGCCAGTTCGAGGGGCGGCTGCATGCGCAGCAGGTTCGTGATTTCGCCCACCTGAACGCGCTGGCCGACATCTGGAGCGCGGCGTATCAATCGACGGCGGTGCATAGCCGGCACGGGCAGACGCGCTACGCGGCCTGGATGCGCATCCGCCCGGAGGAGCTGCGCATCGCGCCGGGCATCGAGGTGACGCGCGCGCTGGTGATGTCCGAGCCGGTGTCGCGGGTGGTCAGCACGACGATGCAGATCACCTTCGCGGTACCGGGGCATGGCCAGCGCACGTACTCGGTGGCGGGCGTACCGGGTGCGGCGCCGAAGGAAAAGCTGTGGGTGGTGGCCAGCCCCTACACGCTGCCGGATATCGACATCCTGGTGACCGGCGCGGAAGGCAAGGAGACACGCCACCGGCTGTCGCCGATCGCGGTCGATGAGTGGGGATTCGACGAGGCCGGGGCGGTGATCGGCGAGCAGTTCAAGCGGCACGCCGATACCTGGATCGACACTGAGCGCAAGAGCGCGCAGCGCGCGGCCTGGGGCACCGACGACAAGCGCGAGATTGCAAAAATCCGCAAGGGCAAGGGCGGCCAGCGCGGGGTGGCCTTCGGCGGGGCGGTGGACAGCTTCGCCGACGTGCGCCAGGTGCAGGTGCCGACCTACCTGCCGACGCAGGGTACGGCGATCGATATCGATGCGCCGAGCGCGACCGAGTCGCTGATGAGCGCGACGACGGCCTGCCTGCGGATGCAGGCGCTACTCGGCGATGACTGGCAACCAGAGCATTACAGCTGGCTGACGACGAAGTTCGCGGGCGGCATCGGCGAGCAGCAGTTCCAGCAGCTGGCGGCGACCTGGAAGGCGGCGATCGGTGGCGGTGCGGGGCGTGAAACGCGCGCGGCCACCGGTACGCACGGCAAGGAGGCGTCCTGATGCTGATCCTGGGCTCAATCCTGAACGACTACGGGATCTCGCAGGCACGACTGGCACGCGAGGTGTCGATATCGCGGGCAGCGCTGAACGTGCTGATCAAGACCGGGCAGTACCCCAAGCAGGGCAGCGAGTACGCGCTGAAGTCGGCGATCTGCGACGCGCTGCGCGCGGCGGGGGTGGTCGATCGCGACCTGGTCGAGGCTTTTTTCAAAGACGACGCGCAAGAAGATTGTGCGTCTGGCAAGTCGCCGGAGCGGGCAAACACCCGCCCGGCAAACGTGACGACGCCGCGTTCGAGCGCGGCGCCGTCGGGTGCAACTACACAACCTGAGGCGGTTGAAAGCGAAATGCTACTACGTAAGCAGACATTAAGCGAAGCGGCGCGCCGCAAGTTCGCGATTTTCCGGGACCCGTTCGACGAGCCGCAGCAGGCGAGCGAGGTATTTCTGAGCCGTGCCGGGCGCGTGGTGCGCGAGGCGATGTGGCAGACGGCGATCGGCAATACCAACTTTCTGGCGGTGGTCGGCGAGTCCGGCGCCGGCAAGAGCACGCTGCGCGAGGAGCTGGCCGAACGGCTGCGCGCCGAGTCGCGGGCGGTGGTGTTGATCGCGCCCTACGTGCTGGGCATGGAGGAGAACGACAAGAAGGGCCGCTGCCTGCGCAGCGACCACATTGCCGAGGCGATCCTGCACGCGGTGGCCGGCAGCGACACGCCCAAGCGCAGCCCGGAGGCGCGCTTCCGCCAGCTGCACGAGGCGCTGATCGCATCGAGCCGCATGGGCATGCAGCACCTGCTGGTGATCGAGGAGGCACACGGCCTGGCACTGCCGACGCTGAAGCACCTGAAGCGCTTCCTGGAGCTGAAGGACGGCATGCGGCGGCTGATTTCGGTGCTGCTGCTCGGGCAGCCGGAGCTGCGCGAGAAGCTGGACGAGCGGCGGGCGGCGGTGCGCGAGGTGGCGCAGCGCTGCCAGATCGTGACCCTGCCGCCGCTGGATACCGCCCTGGGCGATTACCTGGCGCACCGCTTCACGTCGGCCGGGCTGGACCTGGCGGCGATCGTCGAGCCGACGGCGGTGGACGCGCTGATGCAGGCGCTGACGATCACGCAACGGCACGGCAGCGGTCCGGGCGATACGCAGGTGATTTCGCTGACGCACCCGCTGGTGGCCAACAACCTGCTGACGGCGGCGATCAACCAGGCGGCGAGCCTCGGCGCGCCGCGGGTGACGGCCGACCTGGTGCGGGCGGTGCGGGAGTCGATGCCATGAGCGCCGCATGCTGCGCGCCGCAAGCGGCGCAGACACGCACGATAGAGCGCAAGGACGTTGCCGCCCTGGCGCACCTGGCAACCTCGCTGGACTACCTGAAGAACCGGTTCAAGGACCCGATGTGGCGCGATGCGCTGCGCCGGGCGGTGCATGAAATGCACGCCGTGGCGACCGAGATCGACGGCGAGCACGGTTTCGGAATCTACGCACGGGAGGAGGGGCAATGAACTTCATGCACGAGCAATGGAAGGCCGACGAGGCCGCACGGCTGGCAGCGAGTGAGCCGCGCAATCCGCACGCCAAGGGGCGGATCGAAGCGGCGGCGCAGTCGGGAGCGATCGAGCGCCGCACGCAGAACGCGGCCCAGGCTGTGGAGTGGCTGAACAACGTCGGCGTGAAGATTCTCGCCGTCGAGATCGATCGCCTGGGGGCGCTGGTAAAGGTGCAGTTCTCGCCTTTTCTGTGGCGGCTGTTCGCCAACGACTGCGCCTGGAACAAGCGCCGCCAGCAGGGCGAACTGACGATCTACACCTGGTTCGCGGTGCGCTTCGGCGCGCGCATCGTATGGGAGGAAATCCAGTGCCCAAGAAGCTGACCCGTACGCTGCACCTGGTCGCACTGTGGCTGTTGGTGGAATTCCTGGAGCGGCTGGCGCTGGTCTATCTGCCGCTGCGCGCTGTCTGGCGGCGGTTCTGGGGAACCTGGGCGCGCTTCTGGTGCGCCGTGCGGCTGTGGCGGTACATGCACTACCGCTGGAGCGCCGCTTGGCGGACATCGAGCTACCTGACGGAGGACGAGCGATGAGCCGCGCCTTTGCAACCCCCGAGATTGACGCGCGAATGCTGACGCTGCGCGGCGCCGGCAAGTCTTTCGAGGCGATTGCCAATGCGCTGGGCTGCTCGCCGACAACGGCCTGGAAGCGGATTGAGGAACTGCGCGTGGCCGGCGTCAGCGCGGCGATGGCCCGTGCGATCGCCGCCATGGCCAAGCGCGAAGCGGCGCCCGCCCTGCTGCCGACGCCGGCGCAGAAGGCGAAGCTGCCCGACTGGCGCCGCTGCCTGGGCGGCTGCGGCAGGCTGTTCTGGAGCGATTTCGCCGGCCAACGGATTTGCCCGCGCTGCGAACGGCGGCGCGCCGAAATTCACCCCTTCACCCCTGATATCTACTGAGGACTGCCATGAATACCACTACCCAAACCATCCCTCATCCCGGGTACATGAAGAACGCCAAGGGCCACCTGGTGGAGGTCGATATGATCAAGGCGATCGACCTCGAGCGCGATAAGCTGGTGACCGAGATCGTCGGCAAGGCGCGCGTGCTCAATGCGCAGATCCGCGAGTTCAAGGGATCGGTGTTCGGCGACATCGCTGCTTTCGTGCAGCTCTCGGCCGAGGAGTACGGCGTGCAGATCGGCGGCAATAAGGGCAACGTCGCGCTGCTGTCATTCGATGGCCGCTTCAAGGTGCTGCGGGCGATCGCCGAGTCGATCCGCTTCGACGAACGGCTGCAGGCGGCCAAGGAGCTGATCGACGAATGCATCACGGCCTGGTCGGCGGGCAGCCGGCCGGAGCTCCAGGTGCTGGTCAACGACGCCTTCAAGGTCGATCAGCAGGGCAACATCAATACCGCCCGGGTGCTGGCGCTGCGCCGGCTCGAGATCGACGACAAGCGCTGGCAGCTGGCGATGAAGGCGCTGTCGGAAAGCGTGCAGGTGGTGGACTCGAAGTCGTACATCCGGGTCTATGAGCGCGATGCGAAAGGCGAGTACCAGCCGATCGCGCTTGACGTGTCGGTGGCCTGATCATGAAGACAGGCGACCTGATCAGGAAGACGGCGACGATCACGGGTATTCCGAAGGTGTTCGTGCGCGATGCGATCGAAACGGCCTTGCTGGTGATCGTTGATGAGCTGGCCGAGGACGGCGAGGTGAAGCTGCGCAACATCGGCAAGCTGACGGTGCGGCGCCGGCTGCCGCAGCTGGTTGTGCAGCCGGGAACGGGGATCGAGTGCTCGGTGAAGGGGCCGCGGGTGGTGAAGTTCTCGCCGACGGCGAAGCTCGGCCGGGAAATCAACCTGCGCGAGGTGGGCTGATGGCGACCTCGGCGAGCACACGCCCGGACGGGACGCTGGAGCGCTCCCGGCTGATCAAGCTGATCCACATCGGCCGGCGCGATCTGAAGATGGACGAGGACACCTGGCGCGCGTATCTGCAGCAGGCGTTCATGGTGTCCAGCTCGACGCAGCTTTCGGTGCCGCGGCTGAAAACGGCACTGGCGCACCTGGAGCGCTGCGGGTTCGAGATCAAGACGAAGCGCGCGCCGCACGAGTGGACGTGGGTGGACAAGGCGCCGGCAGAGCGGGCGCAGCTGCTGCGCAAGATCATCAAGCAGATGCAGCAGACGGACGTGACGCTCGGCAACCAGGTGGCGTACGTCGAGGGCATCGCCAGGCAGATGAGCGGGCTGAACCCGGGCGGCAAGCCGGCGAGGATTCACAAGCCGCTGTCGATGTGCGACCCGTACGAGCTGATGATGATCATCAAGGCGCTGGCCATCCATCTTAAGCGGAAGACAACCTATGCCCAGCAGACCGCTGACGCCTGAAGACTGCGCGGCGATCGCCGGTTGCCTGCCCTACACGGCGCTGGCCCTGATCAAGGCGATCGGGGCGGTGCCGGCCTGCACGCTGATCAACGAGCGGCCGGGGGTGACGATCGTCATCCCCAAGCACCGCCAGGCGAACTCGGCCGGCGCCAGGCGCTGGACAGAGCTGGCGGCGCTGATCGGCGAGGAGGCAATGCAGAAGCTGGCCGACAAGTGGGGCGGCGAGCCGCTGTCGATCCCGGTTTGCAAGAAGGCGCGCGAGGAACTGCGTGCGCGGCGCATCCGGGCGCATTGGGACCGGCTGGTGAATACCGACGGGCTCTCGGGCCGGCAGGCGGTGTATGAGATTTGTCTGCTTGAGGCGCCCATCACCAGCCGAGCGGTCGAGCAGATATGCGGCCGCGGTGATGACGGCGGACATGGCACCCAGGGCGGCGCGGCGCAGGCTGCGCTGTTTTGAAAGGCACTGGCTATGGCAATGGCTGAATGGCGAATCAACGCCGATTGCGGCGCGAATGAATGCGTCTTTTACCTCGACTTTGAACGAAAGGATCAAGCAATGACACCAGAAGAAATGCGCGCCCGGCACCCGCTGATTGCCAGCGCGCCGAACGTGCGACTGAACACCGCTCTGTGGCGCTTCTGGCGCGCAGTGTATGCGCCGCTGAATATCGCCTGTGCGGCGATCGCCGGGGCGCATGCGACGTATTTTGCGCGGAAGAGAAACGCGAGGCGGCAGGCATGACCATTCGACCAGAAGAGAAGCCGGAGTGCCCATCATGCGGATCTACGCATTACCAATGGGATCTCAAAGAATGCCCGCATTGCTATGCTCTGAAGTGCGACATCTGCGATATGGGAGATGACGTAGGGTGCGCTACCTGTGAGAACGAGGAGGATTGATTCGATGGAACGGTTCGTCGTCAATCACCGGCCGGACGAATACCAGGAAGCGCTTCTCGAGCTCGAGAAGCACCTGACCAACGGCGTTCGCATCGTTTCCTGCATGTTCATTCCGGAGAGTTATTTTGCGGAGGCGCATGAGGTGTACATCCTCGACTTTACCGAGTGCTGACGTGCCGATCCGGCCAGAGAACAAGGCGCGATACCCGGCTGACTGGAAGCTTCGCAGCCGCTTCGTGCGGTTCGTTCGGGCTCGAAACCAGTGCGAGTGGTGCGGGGCATTGAACGGCCAGCCGCACCCCTCCACGGGCAGCAAGGTCGTATTGACCACGGCACACGTGTTCGATCACCGGCCCGAAGCCGCGAGCCTGTTGAATCTGGCTGCGCTATGCCAGTTATGCCACAACACCCATGATGCGAAGATGCGCCGAGATGGGCGAAGGCATCGGCTGGAAATGGCCAGAGGACAGCTGTCATTTCCATTCGTTACACCTTTACACCAGGTGTAAAATCGCGCTTTCAGTACCTCGATGAATTGCACAAGCCCCGCCACCGCGGGGCTTTTTCGTGGGCGCACGTCGAAGCGCTACGCCCTGATGGAGCGCTCGCGCGCGCGCGAAAATGGCCCATGGATTTCGACGACTCCCCCGCCCAGGCGCTGCACGCGCATCCGAACGCGCTGTGTGTTTCTCCCGCCGGCCTCGAGCTGATCAAGCTTTATCACCGCTTCTGCGAGCAGCCGCGCCGGGCGCAGTCGGGTTTCGCGGAGATCGGCTTCGGGCACGTGCTGCGGCCGATCGATGATGATCTTCTGTGGATCAGTGTGCAACACGCCGACACGCTGCTGCGCGAGGACTTGCGCTGCGTGGAAATCTATCTCAATGCGACGGTGCGGGTGGTGCTCGAGCAGCGCGAGTTCGATGCGCTGGCGAGTCTGGTGTTCGATGTCGGGATGCTGAACTTCGAGCATTCGACGCTGCGGGTGATGCTCAACGCCGGCGACAAGCCGGGCGCGGCGGATGCGCTGCGACACTGGGGAGCTCACCGGGTGCTGGCCGACGATCTGCCTGGCCGGGCGCGCCGCAACGCGGAGGCGACGATGTTCCTGCGCGGTGAGTTGGTGACGAGTGACTGACTTCATCGACCGGGCGTCGGCACGCGAGGCGGAGATGATGGCCGATCTGCTCGCGAGGCAGCAGCGGCGGGCGGGGCTCGACGGCAAGACGGCGGCTGATTCGGCGGCGATCTGCGAGGACTGCGGCGAGGCGATCCCGGCGCAGCGCCGGGCGGCGTATCCGGGTGTACGGCTGTGCGTCGAGTGCAAGGCGCTGGATGAGGCGAGGGAAAGGATGGCGTGTGTTCGGTCTTGATTATCAGGCGATCCGCTTCTGGATCGATATCGGCATTCTGGCGTGGGCGTTTACGGTCTCCGGGTTTGTCATCTGGGACCGGCGCAACAAGGTGACGCAGGAGGCTGTGGTGACGCTGCGACACGAGGTGGCGAAGGAGCTGGCGGATATCAAGGCGAATCTCGAAACACGGCGTGCCAGGGTCGATGAGTCGCTCGAAACGATGCGGGCGCGCCTGTCGGAGACGCCGACGCGGATGGATCTCACGCAGCTGTACAAGGCGATCGGCGAGGTGTCGCAGGTGGCGACGGAGTTGCGCGGGACGGTGCATTCGGTGGAGGCGACGCTGCACATGATCAATCAACATCTGCTGGACAAGTGAGGACGCGATGAATTTTGCGGATCGGGTGCGTGAGGAGGCGCGGCTGCAGGCGCTGGTGTGCCTGGCGGATGCAGCGGAGTACACGGCGGCGGATGTGCTGCTGCACGCGGCCTTGCGCGATGAGGGGATGGCGCTGTCGGTGGCGTCGCTGCGGGTTGAGCTGGCGTGGCTGGATGAGCAGGGTCTGGTGGTGACGCAGCGGCCCGGCGGGGCACTTGGGGTGACGCTGGCGACGCTGACGGATCGTGGCCTGGATGTGGCGCTCGGTCTGGAGATGGTGCCTGGTGTGGCACGGCCACGGCCTGGGCGCTGAAGGCATGTTGATTTCTTGCTGCTGGATTGTAGGCGTGGCGCGGCCGCGCCCGGGGGGTTT